TCCATAATTGTCCATATCCTGCAACATCAGCACCTGCACTTGAAGTTTCTTTGATTAAAAAGCTACCATCAGGTTCAAATTTTAAATGAGCAGCTGCAGCTGCAGTATCTTTTGTTATTATAGTAGACTCACCATGTTCTGCAACAGTTATTTGAAAATAATCATTTGTGCTTGAATCTCCTTCAGAATATAGATCAAAAATGCTTTTACTGCCAAAAACAAGTAAATCTGCAAATGTTGTTCCTGTTTTTTTAAATGATGTTGTTCCATAAGTAGTTGCATCAAGGTGTATATAGCCACTTGAATCCCAAGTGCAAGTTCCTGTTACAATAGTATCTAAAGAAGAAATTGTTAAATCTCCACTTGAATATGTTACATCTGATAAGTCATCTAATGCACTTGCTCCACCACCACCACTTAATAGATTGGTTGCTGTGCCTCCATCTGTTTTAAAGTATAAAACATCACTATTTACATATAAAGTTCCATACCCACTTGCAGGTGTATCTACATCTCCATTATCTTTTATAACTAAGCCATCACCTTCAAATATTAAATCTCCTGTTCCTGTAGTAGCAAAAGTATAACCTCTATTTGCAGTATCATAGCCACCCATAGTCATTCCATCTGTAGATAACTCCCAGACATTAGAAACACCATCTCCACCATACCAAGTAATTGTATTCCCATCTGCTTTAAACATTATATCATCACCTGCATCAATATTTAATTTGCTTGCTCCTAATAATGTAGCTTCACTTGAAGCAAAGAGAAATCTTGCATAGTTGGTAGTACTACCATCTTCATAAATAGTAAATTGACCACCCTTTATATCTAAGTCTCTAACTTCTGTATTGTCAAGTACAACATTTCCATCTACCTCCAAACTACCTTCAATTTTAGTGGTTGAAGTAAATCTTATACTCTCTTTTGCTATTTCAATAGGGCTTATTTCTCCACCTATAGAAATTGGTATTAATTCGTCTCCCAAAGGTTTATCTTCTAATATCTCAATAGGATTGTTTTTTCTTGGCTCAAAAGAGCCTTTAGATAAAGATTTTATATTTGGGAGACTACTTCTTGGCATTATTTTTTAGTTCTTAATTTTTCAAATACAGGTTTTAATATCATGTCAAACAACATATCATCATATTTCGTGGGGCTTAACTTGACTACTTTTTCCAATACCATAAATCCAAGCAAACACCATTCCCAATTAGCTATTATCCATTCGTTCATGTTACTTCTCCTTTTTTTCTAATTTTTTTAATCTTCTATCTATACTACTTTTATCTCGTTTTGTAAATAAAGGAGGATGTGAGTCCTTCTTTAATCTTGCAACTTCTTTTTCAAGTTGCTCAATATACTTTCCATATTTATTTAAATTCTTTTGAACTTGCTTCATTTGTCTGTCAAGCTCATTATCCTTATTAACATAATCATCTATTTTTTTAAGATTATGCTTTCTTTGTATAGCTTTATAAATAGCATTAAATATCATTTTAACAATCAACCCTTGTATCATTACTCCTCCTTATACATCATATAACCTAAAGCAAAAGTTGTCATAAATCCTGCCATAAAATAAACTAAATCTCTTATTAAATTCATCAAGTCAAATTCTAATAAGAGACCTTCCATCACAGCAAGACACCTACAAGTGTTATAGCAATAGTTAGTAACGAAAATAATGTTGCTCCTATTGTTTTTAATTTTGTTATATTATTTTCTGCTTTATTTAAGCGACCATTAACCTTTTCTAAATGTTCAAAATTTGCATCTACTTTTTCTTTTATATACATCAGATGTGTCATTACACCATCTCTATAATCATCAATATTTTTTGTTTTCATTCCTCTCCTGCATACGAAGATACTTGTCCTTGAGCCCATTACCACTCAAATGTGCAATAACTTCTACTAATGTTTTAAAACTGTTCTCAATACCCTTCTGTTCTAACTGCATTTTTTTCTGTTGGTCTATTAATTTAACTATAATACCCTCAACACGAGTAAACGATTCTCTTAACTCTTTCTGTAATTCATCTTGAATAAATTTATTTTGTTTTTGTATAAATAGCCAAAAAGCACAAGCTACTACGAGAGGTATTCCATATCTTTCCAGCAACATTAACCAATCCATTATTCAAAAACCTCCTCCACAGTATTCTCTATAGCAAGTTTCTCAGGTATTGAATCAACCTCTATTATACCTCTATTAACCAATGTAGTATAATCTTCAAATGAAATTCCAAATATTCCCCAGCATAATGGAAGCTCCACACCTTCTTTTAATTTTATTTTCATATAAAAATCCTATAAATCATTTTACCAACCCATATAAAAAAAATTAAAATACTACTCCATATCAGCATTGAAAGCCATATTGTAAAAATTTGCTCAAAAGTAGTTATCCTTTTATTACCTCTCCCCATAAACAAGTTTTCCCATTTATAATTTGAATTATATGAACTGTAAATAGCCCTCTTTCAAAAAAATCCACTATTGCAAAAGCATGAGCCCAATTAATCCTTCTATTATCAAGCCAATCATTACTTTCTTCTGACATGTCCTTTAAACAGCCAATACTCCAAGCTGATTTAGCACCATCCATGTGGGTTGCTGACATTTGCTGTAAATCGTGCCAATGTCCATACATTACATTGCACCCAAGTTTTCTTAAATGATTTGATGTATGATATTGACCCCCATATTGATGCCCATGATAAAAATATAATTTTCCTATTTTTAAATGTTTGCCAAAAGGATAATAAGTATATCCTCTATCAGCAAGATTAACTGCATTTGCAAATTTATATTGAGGGATGTAAGGATATTTATCAACTGCGATATTGAGCCAATTATCATGATTTCCCTCTGTTATATACTTCTCCTTGCAATTTACCTTATCTAAAGATTCATCAATCATATCCATTCCTCGATTGACATCTTTTATATCTTTTTTAAAATCATCTATTAGAAATTCTAAAGGAGGTGCTTTTTTTCTTTTATATTTCCAAGCTGAGAAAGCCTCCCATTCACCAACATCTCCCAAATCAACATAACCATCTGGTTGTACAATCTCTATTGTTTTCTTTAAAACATTTATTGCTTTTTGATCGTGTAAAGGAAAATGTTTATCAGGTGTTACGACAACTCTTTTTATGACTCCAAAGTCTTTGTTTGCCATATAATCCTTCTATATTCTTTAATGTAAGTTAATAAATTTTTTGGAAAAATAAAAATTACAGCAAGCTACGAATAATGTTGCTTAATTCTTTTGCTCTATTTGGTGTTTGTTTAGCCCATAGTGAGTCAAGCATCTCATCTGCAGCTTCGTCATATTGTTGTGTTTCTAAATAATAGATAGTCTTTTTAAATTTTGAAAAACCTGAAAGTCCTAATTGATAACACATATTTGTTACAACATCTTGGACATCTTGTGGGCTGTCTATAAACCATTCAAAAGCATTGCAGATTCTAAGCTGTAGTTCAGCTAACTTTTTTGTCAATATAAGCTCTGCTATTTCTTCTGTAAGCTCTAAGTCTTTTATAGCAAAGCCATAGCCTATAGTGTCATAACCCTCTGTACACTTATAAACTCTTGATCTAAAACCTTCATGCTTTTTTATTTCATTTAGAAGATTCATCTTTTGAAATCAATTTTTTTTCTACTAATAAATCTTTCTTACCAAAGATTTTATCATAATTGTTTTTATATTGTTCGTCTTGTAGATTAATTCTATACCAATCACCTTTACCTGCACCTGTTAAATCACCCTTTTTACGAACAACTCTTGGCTTAGACATTATTTACTTCTTTTTTGTAGATTTCTTTTTTTCAGTATAAGGCGACCAATCTTTTCTACCTGCTACTCTCTCCCATCTTCCTGAGTCTAACATAGCATTTACTGTTAGTGTATCGCCATCTTTAAATTCTTTTACTGCTCCATTTAAATTTTTCAAATAAATCATAATTTCTCCAAGTTATATAGGGGGAGAACATAAATCCTCCCCCTATTATTATTAAGGACTAAGTATTAAGGATTAAGTAAGTTTACTCCTCTAATATCGCCTGATTCATCTATAAGTTTAGCACCATAAATCATATCAGCAACTACTTTTGTACCTAAGAATTCAACATCATATTGAGATTGAACTCTTACATCTGTTTGTGCAGCAAACACACACGCATCAGATGGATAAGCAGCTCCTACAACAGTATTGTCTGTACCTGATGTTGATATAGCACGAGAATAAAATACATCCATGCCATAAATCAAGCCAACAGCACCTGTTTTAAGCTCTGTTCCATTTCCACCTACTGCATCTTGTCTTATAAAGTAAGAAGCTACACCTGATGATGGATTCATTATATCAGCCATAATTGTTGAATTTACAGCAAGAGAGCAATCATTAGGGTCTAAATCATTACCATATAAACTAGATAATAATGCTTCTAAGTCTGCTACTGCAAATGTATTATCTGCTGATAAGTCTTGTGTGGTTTGAAAACCATCAAGCTCTGCCCATAAATCAGTTTCTACTCCACGAGCAAGACTTTCTCCCATCATTCTTGTGTATTTTGTTAACAATTCAGAATTTGATTGAATTGCTACAATATCCTCAAAGATGTTAGCAAGATATTTGTGTTTGTTGATTGATAAATCTACTTTACCTTCTGTTCCTGCAATAGAAAAAGTTACTGCAGTAGAAGCAGCTTTATCATTTGTTCCATCCATTTGGATTTTAGGAATGTGTACTGTATCCCCTGCATCCTTAACTAAGGCACTATAATCATCAACTGAATTTTTTAATTTAAGTTTTCTTTCGTAGAACTTAAAAATAGGTTCTGCCCATAATTCAGGTATAAAATTAGCACCTGTGGTTGCGTCTAAATAAGCCATTTTTCATTTCTCCTTTTTCCCTTATTGGGAGGCTTTTACATTAGCCTTGCTTCTTTCCATTGCATCTTTAACTATGTCATCCCAATTTTCTCTAAGTTCAGACTGAGATAGCTTAGTCCAATCCTTTGGAGGGCTTTTATAATCCTTCCTTGAATTGCCTGCAACTTCAGGAGCATTAGCTTTTGTATTATTAATTTTACTTGTTACATATTCAAGAGTCTCTAAATTTAATTTAGACAAAGACTCTCTTTCACTTTCAGGATGGTCTTGTAAAAGTTTTTCTCGCTTAGTTTCTTCATACTTAGTCCACTTTTCAGCATTAGCAGTTAAACTTTCAACTTGAGAAGAAGCCTTTTCATACAATGTTTTAAATTCTTCTTTCTCTTTTAGTTTATCTTCTTCTTGCTGTGCAAACTTTTTTTCTAATTCAGCATAACGATTTTGAGCATCCTGTTTTTTTTGCCTTTGAGTTTTACTGTAGGCTTGCTCTGCCTTTAACTTCTCAATTAAGGCTTCTTGAGTAGTTTCTGTAGCAGGACTTTCACTTACTGTTTCTGTCGTTGCTTCTTTTTTTTCTTCAGACATACTGTCTCCTTTTCTATTATAAAAAGTCGTAATTATGCAAATTTTTGCATAATTTATATATATAACTTAAATTAAGTTTAGAAATAATGCAAATTTTTGGTAGATACACAGTTACAATATAAAGAAAAGTGGTTTGAGTATATGGGGTATGTGCCTCACTTTGGGCAAAAGAAACTTCATTTCCCTACCAAAGAGACTGCAAGGTTTTTTGTCATGGTTTGTGGTAGAAGATTTGGAAAAACTACAGCCTCAGCTATGGAAGCTACTTATTATGCTTCTCAACCAGATAAGAGAATATGGTTAGTTGGTTTATCTTACGATAAAGCTGACTTAATGTTTCGTGAAATTTGGAAGTTGATGGTAATAGGACATTCTAATGATATTGTAAGAGCTTCAGAGAAAGATAGATTTATAAAATTCAAGTGGGGAACTACAGTTGAAGCTAAATCTGCAGATAATCCTGATTCACTTGTTGGAGAGGGTTTAGATTTACTTATCATAGATGAGGCTGCTAAAGTTAAAAGGAAGATATGGGATATGTATCTTTCTCCAACTCTTTCTGATAGAAAAGGTAAAGGTATATTTATTACGACTCCTGAAGGCTTTAATTGGATATACGATTTATTTCTATTAGGTAAAAAAGATGAATTATGGGAATCTCATCAAGCACCATCTTGGGATAATCATTTTGCTTTTCCATCTGGAAAATCAGATCAATTCCTTCTTGAAAGAAAAAGAAATATGTCTAAAGAGGTATACGACCAAGAATATGGAGCTAAATTTACTTCTTTTGCAGGTCGTGTCTACCCATTCGAAAGAGAATTAGATGTAGGTAATTATTCTTATAATCCTAATCTTCCTACATTTTGCTCTATAGACTTTGGTTATCGTATGCCTGCTGTTGGATGGTTTCAAACATATAGAGTTGGTGGAATATGGCATATTAACATGATAGATGAAATAATACATCAAACAAACATTAAAACTGACGAGTTAGCTTTAAAAATTAAGGAAAAAAGATACAATGTCCTTAAATTTTATGGCGACCCTGCAGGTATGCAAGCTCAAGGACAATCAGGGATGGGAGATATTGAGATTTTTAGAAAACATGGCATAATAATTAACACTAAGAGAGATAAAGTGTCAAGAAGTATAGCTTCAGGTGTATCTCATGTTAGAGGGTTTATAGAAAATGCTCAAAATGAAAGATTTTTTCATATCGATAAAAAATGTGTAGGAGCAATAGAAGATTTGGAGAATTATCGTTATCCAGAAGCCAAAGAAGGACAAGATTTAAAATCAGAACCATTAAAAGATGGTTACCACGACCACAGTTGTGATATGATTCGCTATTTTTTTATAAATAGATTTCCAATAAAACAAAGAGAATTTAAAGTGAGGACAAGATGATATATAATCAAAATATGACAGTAGAAGATATAATAAGTCATTCAGTAAAAGATGCCAAGCAGTTAAATCAAAAAAACAGGCGAGATTGGGTCAGAAGATTGCTGAATTACTATGGAGGCAACTCAACTCAGACCTATATTGAAGATTATTTTTCTGCAGAGGCTTTTAGAGAGATTCCACCTTATAATGTGAACTTTACTAAAAGATTTGTTAATAAAATGAGCAGAATTTACACAGTAGGTGCAACAAGAAATGTAAATAAACAATACGATTTACTAACTATAAAGAAAAATGCAAGAATGAAACACGTTGAGAGAATGACTCGCCTTGTTGGAACAGTTGCAACTCAAGTTATATACAAAGAGTTTAATGGTATGCCTTATTTTGATTATAGACCTGTTTATTACTTCGATGTTCACTTAGAAGATCCTTTTACTCCTTCTGCTATCATGTATCCTCTTTTAATGCAACCTGAAGATGTTTCTCATGTAGAAAAATGTGAGTGGGCTTATTGGGATAAAGAAGTTTATATACATTATGATGAAAATGGTAATATAATTAATGAATATAATCATGGATATGGTGTTTTACCATTTATATTTACCCACAGAGAAGAACAAATTGATGAATTTTTTGTAGATGGTGCAAATGACATTGTGGATTGTAATGAACAAGTAAATATAGCTATGACAGAAATGCAACTTGGTTTAAGGTTTCAAATGTTTGGGCAGCCATTTATGACAGGTGTTGATAGCGATAAAAGAATAGAAAGAGCAGGTTCTGATCAGATAATTGACCTTCCAGAAGGTGCAACTTATGGAATTGCCTCTCCACAAGGTGATATTAATGCAGTTATTGAGAATATTAAGTTCCAAGTGGACTTAGTTGCTCAAAATAATCACTTATATGTCCAATTTGCACAAGATGGGGGCGAAACTCCTTCAGGAATAGCTCTAAAAATTAAAGATTTAGAGAGATTTGAGGATTATCAAGACGATTTAGACTTATGGAGGATGTATGAGCATGAATTATACTATATTGAAAGAAAAATCGCTGATTATAACAATATCAAACTTCCTGAGAAGCTAAAATTAGACTTTAAAGAGCCTGAATATCCAAAAACTGTTCAAGACCAGATTATGTTAGATGAACACAGGCTTAGACATCACATGATTGATGAAGCTGACCTATTAATTGAGTATAATCAAGATTTATCTCGTAAAGAAGCTGAAAAAATTATAGAAAAAAATAGAGAAGCTATGCAAGACCCACATTTAGTAGCAATGGGAACAGGAGCTAAAAAAGAAGAAGAATATGAAGGTTAAAATCTCAGTTTCATATAATGCAGGCAAATTAGCATCTCAAATGCCTAAAATTGTTGAAAAGTATATGCAAAGATATGCAAGAAGTGCTGAAAAAGGCTCAAAAGAAGCTATTGACAAAGGATTATCACCACATTTAGAAGATTCTACCTTAAAAATTAGAAAAAACAGGAAAATTACAGGAACTAAACCTTTATATGAAACAGGAAATTTGTATAGAAGCATAAAAGGCACTTCTGAAGGGTTGCAAATGTTAAATTATGGATTATTGCATCACAGGGGGTTCACCACAGACCCAAAATCAATGATACCAAACAAAAGAGTTCCTGCAAGAGAGTTTATAGGAGCAAGTAAAAAAGAAATTTTGTCTGTTTTTAATAAACTTAGAAAAGATATAAGAAAGGCATTTAAAAAATGAAAAATAAAGAATTTCAAGACCTAATACTCGTTTTACTTCAAACTATTAATAAAAATGTAGAAGAATTATGTGAAGATACTAAATACTTCGTTGAAAATGAGGATAAAGACCCTATTGCAATGCCTGCGAGTGTTTATAAGGAAATTTGTGATGTTTTAGAGTCAGATTATATCTCTTTTATGGGTATTTCCTAAAAAAACATCAGTTCTTACACAAAAACTATTAATTTTAGAAGCCTCAACTACAGAATCACCATTCAAACACTTCAAAATCTCTCTCGCCTCAATTAATAAGTCATAACACTTCTCTATATCTTTAATATTTTTCATTTTTCTTTTTCTTTAACCTCTTTTTAGCTCTTTTATACTTCTTTATTGCTAATCTTTTAGCTTTCTTCGCCATTTTTCTTTCCTTTGCTTTCCTGTTTGGCATTTTCTGCCTCCATTATTTTGTTTTCCCAATCTTTTCTCTGTGCAGGTGTTGGTCTGCGACTACTTAAAGGCTCTATCCCTACTTTCTTCGCCCTAATCCTCCACCTTCGCCACTCAGCTTGTTGTTTATTATAAGCAAGTCTCTTTTCTTCTTCTTTAATCGCCTTCCTATTTATAATATTCTCTTTTTTACTTCTTTGTGCTTGATTGCCTTCCTTTCTTTCAGGCAACTCATCAAAAGTATCGCCCACACTCTCAGCAACATCTATTATATCTTCATCTTCAACAACTTCTGCATTTTCTACACCTTTTAAAAACTTCTCAAAAGGACTATCTATAGTAACATTAATATTCTTAACCAGCTTACCACTATGCTCTAACACCAACCTTCCTGCTTGCACATTACCTGCCTGAGCCTCACGAACCATTGCATTTAAAACACTTGGTAATTGAAACCCAAACTCAAGCATATACCTATCATAAATCGCATCAATAAAGTTAGGATCTTCTCGCCACATCATCACAGTCTTCTTACTCACTCCTATCTTATTTGCGACCTCCTGTATAGTAATCTGAGGCTGAAATGCAAACAAATCAACAGCAAGCACTTTAGCAGGCTTTTTCTTACTCTTTATAATATCACTCTTATTTTTCATAATATCGCCTTAAATCGCCTATTGTGAGCCTTAATTTAATACATATTAAAGATAATGTCAAAGTTCTTATGATTTTTTATCTAAAAGTTAATTTTCACATTTTGTGTGTAATGGTGTCTGAGCATTAAGAATAAAAGATATACCCTTATAGGGTAGTTATCCACAAGTTATCCACATACTATCCACATGTTAACAAGTTGTTAATAACTTTTTAATATGA